ATAGAATTAATTGTCTACTATGATATTAGATGCAAAAAATATGATTATATTTATGAAATAATATGTTACAATTAGAAAGTAAAGTTAAAAAGCACATACCAAATGCAGTTTTTGTTGATGGTAAATTAGTTTCACCTTTGCCTACAATTAAAGTAGGGCATAGGGTAGTAACGTTTCCTAACTATGTTGAACTGGCTTTTATTAGATACGACTTTAAAACGGTTATTGAAGCAATGAAGAATAAGAAAATAATATTGAATTTGTAATTTACAACGTAAATACAACGTAAATGAGTGGAAAAGGACAAATAGAGCCTAGATGGGAAAAAGGTGTTAGCGGTAATCCAGAAGGTAGACCAAAAGGAAGTAAAAATCGTTCAACTATTGCTAAAAAATGGCTAGAATTAAATACTAACGAAACAAACCCTATTACTAATCAAATAGAGAATTTAAGTCAGGAAGATATTATAACTTTAAAGCAAATTGAAAAGGCTAAAGATGGTGATTCAAATGCTTATAAATTACTTATGGATTCAACATACGGAATGCCTCAACAACAAACAGAAGTAAACGCAACAGTTACCAATAAGGATTTCAAACCTATTGAATTTGTAAAAACTAAAGATGGTAAAGATAAATGATAAGTATCAACATTTATTTGAACTACCTAAAGAAGTACGTTACTATATAATTACTGGCGGTCGTGGTTCGTCAAAATCATATACTGCTACTGTATGGGCTAATCTTAATATATTAGCATCTACTTCAAAGATTCTATTCACTCGTTATACAATGACTTCAGCTCATATTTCTATTATTCCTGAGTTTGTGGAAAAAATGGAAGTATTAGAGATTGAGGATAAATTTAAAGTTACAAAATCTGAAATAGTTAGTTCTGCTGGTGGTGAAATATTATTTCGTGGTATTAAAACATCTAGTGGCCAACAGACGGCTAATCTGAAATCGTTAAGCGGTGTAAATTGTTGGATATTAGATGAAGCTGAAGAGTTACACGATGAGAAAGTATTTGATAAAATAAACCTATCAATTAGGCATACAGAAAAGCAAAATATCGTTATTCTTATTCTTAACCCAACGTTAAAAGAACACTGGATTTATAGACGATTCTTTGAAGATAATGAAGTACAAGAGGGATTCAATGGAATTAAAGGAGATACTTGTTATATTCATACAAGTTACTTAGATAACATTGATAATTTATCAGATTCATTTTTAGAAGAAGTAAATAAGATAAAAAACAATAACCCAATAAAATACCAAAATGAAATTTTAGGTGGTTGGTTAGATAGTTATGAGGGTGTTTTATTTGCTAAAGAAACATTACAATTAACCGATTCAATTGATCTATCTAAAGTAGAACATTATTTAGCTTATATTGATGTTTCAACCTCAAAGAATGGTGATTATCATTGTTGTATTATTGGCGGTATAATAGATAAAAAACTTTATATTGTTGACGTAGTTTATACAGATTTAGGTCTTCAAGCAAACACACAATTAACCGCTCAAATATTAAATAAATACAATCCTGAGTTTTGTCGTATTGAATCAAATGGAGTAGGCGCAACGTATTCAACATTATTAGAACCTTATGTAAATAGCACACAACTTTTAAACGTTCACAGTTCACAAAATAAACAGGCTCGTATATTTCAGTTAAGCGGTTGGATAAAAGATAATGTAATATTTTTAAATAATTCGCCAGTTAATAGCGATTATCATAAGTTTTTCAGACACTTTACAACCTATTTAATGGATGGTAGTAGTAAAAATGATGATGCACCCGATTCAGTTCATGGTATTTCTACAATGTCAAGGTCATTCTATTTAGAAAGTTTTTAAAGAGTTACAAGCTTATCAATCTCACTTCTAGTATAACCGCTTCTTAATAACGTTGAAATTGCATCTGCTTTCATTTTAAAGTTTGTAGCTAATTGTTTATCGTTATCTTTCATAACTTCGATATGTGAATAGTCAAGTTCTAATATCAAACCTTTAGCAGTTAAACCTAATCTATTCGATAAATTAAAGCAAAGTTGCTCAGATTCAGGAATAATTCTATTTTGATAAGTTTGTCTTAAAGCTTCATTCATATTTGAAAACTTCGCATTATTAAGATTTGAGTAAATGTCAGCATTATGTCCGTAAGCATCAATGATACTTTTAAAATCCGCTTCTACTTCTTCAAACAACATTAAGTCTTTAGTTGGAAAAGACATTGACTGCCAAGATAAAGGCGAACCAGTCATGATTAATGAACTTTGTCCATCATGAATGCCGTAATCGTTTGAATGTTGTTGTTCTATTCTTTGTCTTTCTGTATTGTTTAATGGAATACCGCCACTTGCATCCTTTGAAGCACTTGAAAGAATACCTAAAGCACCTGACTTAACTATTATTTTATTTCTAAATCCGTATGCACCACGAATATTAGATATAGGCATAGTTAACGAATGCAAAGGACTTAAACCCATTAAAGGGTTATTAGGGTTAACTATTTGAGAAAATATAATATCATTTACTTCATAAGTTGTAATTGATCCGTCCGATTCTTTTACTTCATATCGTTTTATAATATCCTCAATATTGTTTTGTTTTACATATTTACCAGTCTTAACAACCTTAACATAAGCACTATTAAGATTTACTAAAGCGGAAGGAAAAGCACTATTATAAGCTCTATTAATATAGATAAATTGATTACCATAGATATTTTTTTGTATTTGGTAATCCATTAACCAGCTATTTTGATTTTGTACTGGATTAGGATTAGCTAATAATTTTAAAGCTTCATGATTTTCTTGTACTTCACCCTTAAGATTTTTAACTACAAATCGACCATTTGACAACATTTGAGCATCTTTATTTATAACTATCGAAAGTTGCGGTGTTGTACGATATAACTCGAATTCATTATCATTAATACTTACATACTCCTCTTTGGTAGTTGAATAGTTTTGATTAAAATATTGTAAAGGAGTTGTTTTAGTAAATCTATTCGTTCCGATGTTATAAATACCTTGTCCTAAAATTTGAAGAAAATTCATATAAATATATTTTTTTAACAAATTTACATATTATTATATAAAAATGATTATTTTTGTTAAAAGATTAACACTCTATGGAAAAAGAAGTTAAGATAATAGATATTAAAAAGCTGAAAAAAGACAAGCTTAAACAAATTAATTCAACTGAAATAGTTAAAAAATGACTTTAGAAGAAATATTAAAAGATAAGCAAGAAGCTATTAATATCAAAAAGAGTGCATATAAACACTCTGACAACGTTTGTAATCATATCATTAAAGATGGTGATGAAAATGTAACGAAAATAATATTAGAAGACGAAGAACAAAATAATACGGTTAAAGTAATAGCAAATACTTATTATTGGTTAGATTCTCATGGAGATGTTCACGTTAAAGGTTGTTTTACAAAATCAATCAAAGAAAGTACAAACAAAATATTTCACTTTGATAATCATGAACATTCATTTAATTCTAAGGTCGGTAAAGTAAAATCTGTTAAAGAAGTAAATGTTAACTGGTCTGACTTAGGAGTTGAAAAGGAAGGAAAAACTATTTGTGTTATTGGTGAAACTGAATTGATTGAAGATTATAATTGTCAAGTTTACGATGCTTATAAAAACAATGAAGTAAATCAACATTCTGTTGGTATGCAATATGTTAATCTACAAATTGCGGTTAAACAACCTCAGGAAGTTGAAGCATATAAACTATGGAATGAAATTTACCCAATGTTAGGTAATCAAGAATTAGCTGATAATATGGGTTATTTTTGGGTAGTTAAAGAAGCAAAATTAAAAGAATATAGTTGTGTATTATGGCAAGGATCAAATTCACTTACACCAACTGTTAAAAATATTGAAGCCGTTGAAGACACTTCAAAAATCGAGCCGTTGAAAGACACTCAAAACGAACAAAAACAATTTTTTATTAACTTATTAAAAAAGTAACAAATGAACAAATTTGAAACATTCCTACAAACAAAAGGAATTACAACTGAAGTATTCGCAACAAAAACTGCTGAAGAGTTAGCAGGATTGTATAACGAATTTAACGAAGTTCAGGCAACTGAATTAAAATCTTTAGTAGATGCAAAAGCAACGAAAGAAGATATTGAAAAAGCGGTTTCTGAATTGAGAGATGCTCAAATGGAGCAAATGAAAAACCTTAACGAAGCATTGAAAGAAATCGGTCTTTCTATTAAAGCTAATAAAGAAGGTAATTCAACAGTAAAAGAATCTTCTATTAAAGAAGCTTTAAAATCTAACTCTGATGCAATCAAAACGTTGAAAGACAACAGAGATGCTCAATGGGTTAAAATGACTGTTAAGGCGGTTGGTACAATGTTAGAAAGTGCTAACGTATCAGGCGGAAATGTTCCAGTAGAACAACGTATTCAAGGATTAAATGCTATTGCTTCAAGACGTATTCGTTTAATGGATTTAGTGTCAAGAGGTAAAGCAACATCTAATCTTATCTCATGGGTTTACCAATCAGGTAAAGAAGGTACTGCTGGTGGAACTGCTGAGGGTGCAACTAAAAACCAAATTGATTTTGACTTAGTTGTTGCTTCACAAGTTGTTGTAAAACGTTCTGCATTTATCAAAGTATCTACTGAAATGTTGGAAGATATTGATTTTATTGAATCTGAAATTCAAAACGAATTATTAAGAGAATTAAACAAAGATGTTGAGTTAACTGCTTATTCAGGAAATGGAACTGCTCCAGCAATGAATGGAGTTAGAACAACTGGAACTGCATTTGCAGCTGGTGATTTTGCTTTAGCAATTGATAACGCAAACGAAGCGGATGTTTTAGTTGTAGCTATCAATCAAATTGCAATTGCTGAACAACCTGAACCAACTGCTATTTTGATGCACCCTACTGATGTTGCTAAATTATTAGTAATTAAAGTTTCTGCAACAGACAAACGTTATGTTGAAAGATTACAAATGATTGCTGGTCAATTATCTTTAGATGGTGTTCCAATCGTTAAAACTACTTTAGTTACTGCTGGAACTTATTTAGTTGGTGCTTTTAATTTAGCAACTCTTTATGATTTAGGTACATTGTCTATTGAAATGGGGTTAGATGGAAATGATTTCACTAAAAACCTTAGAACTATCATAGCTGAGTATAGAGGTGCAATGGTTGTTAAAAACAACGATAGAACTGCATTCGTTAAAGGTACATTCTCAACTGATAAAGCGGCTTTAGAAACTGCATAATATTAATATAGGGAGTTTGAAATATAACTCCCTTAATTTTATTTAAGATGGCAAAGAAAGTTATTAGCGAAGTTGTAGAATTAGAACATTTTGACGGAGAGTTAGAATTTGAATGTACTGGTAAATCTAAACACTTACCAATAAAATTAAAGGTTAATTTACATTTTGATTTGGCTAAGTTGTTTAAACGTTTAGGATATATTAAATAATGAGTATAGTTTTAAATAGTGATTTTGTAAATAAATATGAGTTAACGTTAACTCAGTTTAATACTTCTTTGATTGATAGTTATATCGCAAAGTATGAAAAGGAATACCTGATTAAAATGTTAGGTAAAGCTTTATATGATTTGTTTATTGCTAATTTAGTAAATGGAGTTCCAACGAGTGCTATTTATCAAACTATATTTAACCCTTTATACGTTGACACTTTTGTAAATGGTGAAGTTGAATCTAACGGAATTAAAGAAATGTTGTTAGGGTTTATCTATTACCATTATACTTTAGATACACAACAACAACAAACATCTGTTGGAGTTACTGCTCCCAAAAGTGAAAACTCAGAGGGTATAAACTTAAATAGTATATCAATAAGCAGATTTAACGACAATGTAAATTCTTATAAAACTATTCAAAGTTACATACAACAAAATTCAAGTAGTTACCCTACATTTAACGGGAAAGATTTAAAATACGAATACTTTTTATGAAAGACATTTTCGACATAGTAAAAGACGAAATAATTGATAAAATTGATTTAACTGTTAAAGTTGTTTCTGTTTCAAATGTTGGTTCTATTTTTACTATTGAATTATGTGATAATAAATGGGTTCGAGTTAATCAATACCTTAACAATGGTACTCACAATTGGTTAATTACTGCTATTAATTCTAATGGAATTATTACTGCAACAAAACCAACTGGCTCATCAAACATTACTAAACGTCAAATATTAACTATCAAAGAGCCTACATTTATGTCAGGTACTAAATTAGCGGTTAATAGTGAATGGTTAAATTTGACAAATGATATGCGAAATAAGTTACCATTGATTTGGTTACTAGAATCTATTGAGGAGCAAGAGTTTGGTATTAAGTCATCTATTGAAAGAAAATCAAAAATAAGAGTTTTATTTTTAGATGATAATAACCCTAAGCAATATCTTATCAAAGATTATCGTAAAAATGTAGTTATTCCGATGTTGGGGTTAAAAGATGGGTTTAATGAAGCTATCAAAAAGAATCTAATTTTTGATTATATTGAAAGTTGGAGTTCAAAACCGTTTACTCGTTTCGGTATTGAAAATGAGAATGGATATTTAAACAATATACTAGATGCTGATTTATCAGGGGTTCAACTAGATATAAGTTTGCCTATCTACAAAAGAAAAGAATGTAAATGTTAAATTTTAAAATTATAAAAAAATGAGTGATTCTTGTTTATGTGGTGTTGGAATGAATAATACAGGTTTAGCGACTTGTCTTCCAGCCTTTAAAAAAACTACTGGTATGTTTTTAGTTCCTTTATTTGCGAACGATGGAACGAGAAACAGTATTGATATGTCAACAACTATTAGTTTGTCTGCTAAATTAAACAATGCTGATAAATCTAAACGTTTTTATCCTATTCAGGACTTAAAAGATGTTGAGCTTCCAGTTGCTGATACTAAGTTTAAAACTTATAAAGATGGTACTAAACGTAAATTAGCTGATGGTGTTCGTTCTTTCAAAGCTACTATGCCTGAAGCATCATCTGTATTAATTGGTAAATTACAAGGTGTTTCGTGTGAGAAATTTGGAGTTTATTTATTCGATATTGATGGACAATTAAGAGGTTTAAAAGATGGTACTTTACTTTACCCAGTTGAGATTGGCGGATTTGATGCAATATTCAAAGATGCAACAGATGACGAAGTAAACGAGGGAATGATTCAATTTGATTTTGATATCTTATTGAAAATCGCTAAGTTTTGGATTTTGTCTACTACTGACTTAAATGTTAACCCAAATGAAACGAGCGGTTTAATTGATGCTAATTTAGTAGAGGTTTCAAGTGGTGCAACATCTACTGTATTAAATATTAGTTCAGATTTCGGAAGCGGTTTAGCTACAAACCCAGCTCCAATTGTTGGATTAGTTACTGCTGATTTCTATGCTTATAATGATACAGATGCTTTAGCGGTTACAGTAACGGTTGCAGAATCTACTACAATTGATGGACAGTATACAATTACTTACACATCTCAAACTGTAGCAGACAAAGTAACATTTAATGTGTTACCAGCTTCAGGATTTGAAGGAAGTCTTCAAGTAACTATCTAATGAGATATAAAATTGATTTTAACCCAGTTCATTTAGCTATGGACTGGGTTAATTTTAAACAGTTATTCTCACACGTTGACGAAAACTATTTAAAATCGGAATGGGAAAAGGCAAACGGAAAGATTAAGAAAACGAAAAAAGCTACTAGTTAATAGTAGCTTTTTTTTGTGTTAAACATTTACAGCATATTTGATAACCTATATTACTGCTATCTATAAATAAATGTTTACAAAATAGTGTTTTAAAAAATAGTTTCATTTTAATCAATTGTTTTAATAGTTAATAATGCTTTAATAATTTTTAAAATATCCTCTTTTATTAAAGGATCATTTGAGATTATCGTTATCTCATTGTTTTCATCAAATAGTATTTCCATACTTCAAAAATATAAATTATAATCATTCAAAAATCAACGTGTTAAAATATTAACGTATTAACGTAAATTTGTTTAAATTTGTATTGTGGCTATTGGTAAAACAAAATTAGATGAATTATTACAACGTGGTAAACTTTTAAAAGAGTTAGATGCGTGGAATAGTTCGTTTAATGAAATGACAAAAAAGCAATTGATTGAGTGGGTGCAAGACCAATTACAACAAGGAAAAGACGGTAAAGATGTTTTACAGGGTACTTATTCTTATGCTACTGAATTAATAAGTAAAGGGAGAAAACAACAAGGAGATAATTATACTTTTGAAGATACTGGATATTTCTATAATTCTATGCAAGTTTATATCTCTGAATATTTAATCGAGATTACTGGTGATGGGAAAAAAGGAAATGAAAACCTTTATACAAAATACTCACAATTTTTAACAACATTAAACGATGAACATATTGAGAAGCTTAAAACGATTATTAATAAAGCCTACATTGACTACATTAGAAAGGTATTACGAATCGATTGATGAAATGTTTTTAAATGCGTGGGTAAAGTGTAATAACGATGAAATTAAGTACACTCGAAGAACTTTAACAGATGGAACGGAACAAGAAGATGTAAAACAATGGGAAGTACTGCAAAATCAATATTTAGAACGTTTCGGACTTCCTGAAGATTATCAAAAGTTTTTAATGTTATCAGTTAGCAAAGCAAAGGCACAACTAGACTATGTTATAAGTGGTAAAAGATTTGAGTTAAATAAAATTACTGCTTTAGAAATGAAAATAAACTCATTAACAAATAAAAGCGGTGAAGAAATTACCATTCAAAAGATGCTTAATCATTTATCTAAGATGCAAGGCTATACACTTACTTTATACAATACAACAGTTTCTCAATATTTTGAGTTAATAGACACTTTACAAAAACAAAAATAATGGCTGAATCAATAAAAAAGTCCGACATAATCGAAAATGACATTCTAAAGAGTGTTATAATTGAATTTGAACAAGCACAAGTTAAAATAAAGGCTTTTAACGATGAATTAAGGCAAACTGCTAGATTATCTAAGGACGGTTTAAACAACGTTAAATTTAATAGTGTAACCGACATTAATCAAGCAAAAATTGCAATACTAGAAGCAAATAACGCAATTAAGCAAAAGGTACTACTTGAAAAAGGTGAAATTGAGGTTGCTACTGCTTTAGAACAGGCAAAAGTTAAACAAGCGAAAGCAGAAAACGATTTAAACCAACAAAAGGCAAGAAGCGAAGCAATAACAAATAAACTTACTAGAAGTGAGCAAATGTTACAAAGTGCCTATTCTCGTGTTAATGGTTGGTTGGGTAAACTAAGAAGCGAATATAGAGACTTAGCAATTAAGAAGGAATTAAACGGTAAGTTGACAGATGATGAAGTAAGACGTATGCAAAATATTGAGGTTCGTATGACTTCTTATGATTCAGCTTTAAAAAAGGTAGATGCTTCAATGGGTAACCATCAACGAAATGTTGGTAATTATGCAATGGCTTACAATGGGTTAGGAAATTCAGTTAACCAATTAACAAGAGAGATGCCAGCCTTTGCAAATTCAGTAGGTACTGGTTTTATGGCTATTTCTAACAACTTACCTATTTTCTTTGATGAAATAAATAAAATTAAACAAGCTAATAAGGATTTAGTATCTCAAGGGCAACCAGTTAAAAGTGTATTTAGTCAAATTGGTGGTGCTATATTTTCAGTAGGTACTGCTTTAAGTGTTGGAGTTACTTTATTAACTATTTACGGTGCAAAGATAGTTGAGTTTATTTCTACTTTAGGAGATGAAGAAAGTGCTATAAAAGACAGTATAGAATCTTTAGACCAAAGAAATAAAAAACTAGAAGAATCTATTCAAATTCAAGGCATGATAACTAGTTATTATCAAAAGGTTAGAGATATGCAATTAAAGAATTATGAATTGCAATTAGATGATGCTAATAAAGAAGAAAAAATATACAAATTTAGATTAAAAACTACTATCGAGTATTACGATAATATTCAAAAAGAACTATTCTTATCTGAAGATAAAACTGCAAATTTAAGACGAAAATTTAGAGCTGAAAAAGACAACGAGAAAAAAGAAGAAATAAATAAAGAAATTAGAGATTCTGAATTAGAAACTGCTAAACTATTAATGGAATACAACACTAGAAATTTAGCATTAAGCATAATTGAACGTGAAGGATTGAGGGCAAGAGAAAAAGAATTAGAGGATAGTTTAAAAAAACAATTAGACTTAGAAAGAAAGATTGAAGATGAAAGAATTAAACGTATATCAGATAAATTGCAATTAGATTTAACAAATACACGAATTGAAGCAAATAGACGAATTGAAGATTTAAAACTGTTAGATGCTGATGAAAAACAAAAATCAAGGTTAAAAAAAGAAATTGAATTAACATTATCTTTTGATTTAAAGAAAATTTATGAAGATTACTATAAAGATTTAGAAGTTAAAGCTAAATCATTTTATGAGAAAGAAATTAACGAAATAATCAAACAACAAAAAGCAAAAGAAAAGGCTTTAGAAGATGAAAAAAACAAACAAAAAAAGTGGAATGATGAAATAATACAAGAATTAGATTTACACTATAAAAAAATAAATACAGAAGCTACAAACAACGAGAATATAACAAATGAAGAACTTGATAAAATAAGAATAGAAAATGAAATTAAACAAAAAGAAGATGAATTGTCATTTTTTAAATCAAGAGGTGAAGAATATAAAAGTGAAGTTATAAAGTTAGAGGAAGAAATAGCAATATTAAAACGTACTTCACGAAAAAAGAATGAAGTATCAATAACAAAAACTATTAATGATGTTGTTAAGTTTGGTGCTGACTATTTCATTGAACAATCAAATAGAAAAATTGCACAAATAGACAAAGAGCAACAACAACACGAAAAAGCATACTCACTTTATTCTGATTTAGCAAAAAACGGTAACATACAAGCTAAAGAAAGTTTAGCACTTGAAAACCAACAAATAGTTGAAGCAAATAAGAAAAAACAAGCTGAATTGAAAAAACAAGCTATGTGGAAACTAATTGAGGGTGGGGTTAGTGCATACGCAAAAAATGCTGGTGATCCAAATGTAAAAAACCCAGTAATGAAAACATTTACAGATATTACTTTACTTACTCAGTTGCTTAAAACTTTACCCTCATTTGAAGTTGGAACGGAAAACACAGGAACAAATGGAAATGGAATTGATGGTCGTGGCGGTTTTCATGCAATATTACATCCTAACGAAAGAGTTTTAACAAAAGAACAAAATCAATTGATTGGTAATGTTTCAAATGAAGATTTAGCCTTAACAATGAATAAATTAAATTCAGGTGAATTAGTTAAACTAAAAGAGGGTGCAACTTCAAGCGTTGGTAACTGGCAAAATATGGCTTTAATTAGTGAGATTCAAGACTTAAAAAATATTATTAAAAACAAACCTGACTTTAAAATTGAAGCTGGTGAGATTATTCAAGGTGCAATGTCAATAGTTGAAACTAAAACGACTAAAAATTCAATTTATTCAAATAGATACATAGTTAAATGAGACACTTTATAAATGGGGTTGAAATAACACCCCGAAACATTGAAAGTATTGGATTCGTTTCTAATTGGACAGATTCAACTTCTATGAGTGATAAGGACCATAAAGATTTATCATTAAACGTAGATACTATTATTCTACCAAATGAGGGTAAACGAGAGGTTGAAAATTGGTTAGCTTCTATGGGTTCATTTGCTGGAATACCTTATCAAGTTCAAATGTCAAACGGTACTAAGATAGATTATTACGTTGACTTAACAGAACAACCAATCTATAAAGATTATGAAGTTGAGGTAAAGATTAAACGATTAAAGAATCAAGATAATTTCTATGAACAAGCACAAGGAAGTAGTTTTGATTATTTATCATTTACGAAAAAAGCTACATTTACCTATATTGATGTGCCTTATATAATTGTTCCACAAAATCAAATTGAAATGGGCTTAACACTTTCACTTTCAATTTTTGTAATGGTTCAGACTTTAGAAACTGCTATTTTAAAGTTAGCGGAACTTTCAGCTGAATTAGTAGCTGATTTAGTACCTGATGTTGGTGTTGGTGTTGGTGCGGTTGTTATTGTTAAAGTTGTAGACCTTGTAAAAGATGCGGTTAAATTAGCTTTACAAATTGCGTATGTTGCTTTATTGATTATTGCAATTAAGAAATTAGCAGACCAATTAAGCGAATTAATATTTCCTAGAATTAGGAATTTCAAGGCTTGTAAAGTAAAAGAATTAATTGAAAAGTCTTGTATTTCGTTTGGATATACTTTTAAATCTACTTTATTAGATTCATTAGATGGTTTAACAGTTCTTCCAGTTCCTTTAATTAAATCAAAATATAAAGGTAAAAATTTAAAGAAATATACTATTGACTTTATAGCGAATGAGTTAGATTTTGCATATACAAAAGGACATCCAACAGGAAGCGACTCAGTAAGTTCAGTTTGGCAGTTAATTCAAGCAATTGAAACGACTTTTAATGCGAAATGTAGAGTTAGTAATGGGCTTGTTGAGATTGAAAGTGTTAACTATTGGAAAGATATAGCAACTAATCAAATTAATACATCTTTAGTATTGCAAGATACTAGACAAGATAAATATACTTTAAATACTCATGAAAGCTGGAAAAGGTGTTATATTCATTATCAACCTGACTATTCAGATTATCACACACTAGATAATTTTGAGGTAACAGATTTTGAAGCATCTACTGATAGTATTCAAAATTCATATAACGACAATATAAAAGGATTAAGAGATATTAGTGTTCCGTTTAGTTTAGGAAGACGAAAAGAAACTTTAAATTGGATTGAACAAAGAGCGAAAGATTTATTTATAGTAATCGACAGTATTTGTTCTACTTCTTTTGAGTCAAATATAACCGACAGAATAGGAGTATTAATAGTTAGTCAACAATATTTCGTAAATACTAAATTACTATACACTTCAAGCGGTAAACAATTAGAAAACTACATCGCTAAAATTGGAGCTTCAGCACTTTGGTATAATCATCATTATTTATCCCAAATACAATTAAATGGATATAAGATAAAAGAATCTGTTAAAATCTTAATGAATGATGAAAATTTTGTAAATTTGTTAAATAATAATTGGGCTAATATAAACGGTAAAATTTGCGAACTTTTACAACTCGAATATAAAGACATGGAAAGTTATGCAACTATTAGTTATAAAGAGCCTTTTGATTATTCAAGTAAATTCTTAACAACAACTATAATAAATGGATAATTTAGATATTAAAGGACTTCAAGAACGAATTGATTTATTGAAGGAAAAACAAAAACAATCTTTTGATAAATTATCTATTGCTTTGAGTAAATTAAATGTAAGTGAATTATTGCCAATTTATTCGGACATTAAAGCAATGCAGTTAATGATTGAAAATGGGAATATTGATGAAAAAGAAATTGAAAATATAAAAGCTAAATATGGGACTGAAACAAATAAGTAATACATACACCGACATATTCGGAAATGTTACAACATCATATAAGGCAAATGCTGGAGATAAGATAATTTTAACATCTATTATTGAAGCAAATATATTAATTCAAGAAGATGCAACTAATAGTTTTCAAATTGATTGGATAAACGACCAATTACAATTATTAGGTAAAAAAAGTTGGTTAAAAGAGGGTTTTAGAATAGGTGATTCAGTTAGTTTAAAAATATACGAAAAAGATAATTGGACTTTACATGCTACTAGAACATATACAGTTGATTCAGTTGATGCTACATTTATTAGATTTACTGCAACTGTTGGTGCTTATTTTGATAAAAATGATTACATTCTACAATTATCAAGTACTAGAAACTACGATGAATTAGATTTTAATCTTAATCATATAGACCAATCTAATAACCCATCTTATAACTCGTTAATTGATGGCGAGTTGACAACGGTTAAATTTAAAGACTTAAATGCTTTATCTGTTTCAGGAACTAAAACGGGTTTATTAATTGGTAAGCAATCAGGGCAATATTTAATTAGTTCAGTACTTACTAGAAATGCAGATGCTCATAGTTCACGAGTTTATACAATAGTTTCAACGTTTATTCAAAGTGGTATCTATAAAGAAGATTGGTTTAGTTTAGGCACTTGCTTAAAGTTATGTTATAAATATTCGTTCTATTCAGTTGCTGGAGACATTTCAAACTTGCAAACTTTAGAATTTAGCGAGAATGCAAATACTGGATGGTTTGATGAGCCTTTTAATACTGAGGTTGTAAATAGTACATTAACAACTGGTATAACTAGTTTAGATTATGCTACTGCTTCAAACAAAACAATAGTAATTGATTCAAGTAATAGCAATTTATATTTAGGTGCTTGTTATATTTCAACTGATGAAACGTATTATAAGAATAAGGTAGATAACCAACAAAAAGTATCATATTTATTAAATGCCTATGTACCAATTGCAGTTGGAACTTATGCAGATTTCAATTCAGGTTATACAATTGCAATAACAAGTATAACAACAGTTGGAACGGTACGAACAATTAATTTAACTTTTACACCTACTTTCACTTCATTTATTGAAAGCAAAGATTCAGATGATCGTTTGTTTTATATTTGGGTTAGATGTGGAAATATTAATCATTTAGTATTTAAAAATCAATTAACAAAATTTGTTGAAAATGAACTAGCATTAACAGTAGATAATGATTTAACATATTTTATTAGGCATGATGATAATATTGAGAATCCATCTAGTATTGTTCTAAGCAAATCAAATATTGAGGATAATTTAGCCTTTACATCTACTTTTGATTTTGTTCCTGATGATATATGGAATAGTTTAAAACTTTCAATAATTGCTTATAATAGTGTAACATTTGAAGAGTTTGAATTAGATAAAATATTCTTTGATTTATCAAATTCACCAATAAATAGTTCAGGACAATACATCTTAAATGAATATCAAAGTGTAGGTAATGACTTACCAACTACCTCAGCAAAGAAAAAAGCACACTTAACAAGTGATTTAACTAATGATTTATGGACTGTTTACTATCCATTCATAAATAATTGGAGATATTGGGAAGAACAAATCAATGCTCCTAATGATTTTTATCCTAATCAAAATAATAATTGGTTAAATTTTATTACTGGTAATTGGTCGATTAAAGCAAAAATTACACAAAGCAATAGTGATACTGACTATACTTATAGAAAATCATTACCAATTAGCGACTATAATACAGAATCATTAATAAGTACTACATTTGAATTATATCGTTCTGATAACACTTTAGTAACGGCTTTATTAGATGGTGAAATAATGACTATAAAGGCCGTTCACAATCATAGTACATTAACAAGTTTTGATTATTGGGGAGAGATAACTATCGAAGAAACTGAAAGTTCACCACGTTATTTATTATCTACTATAATTGATTTTGATAATAACGCAAATAGTCCAATTTACCCAATCTCAGGAACTACATTAACAAGTTCAACAGTTAGCAACATAACAACATTTAGTTGTTTACTAGACACAACTAAACTTAGTAAAAATGCAAAAATAACATCTAAAATATTTATATCCGATGCTTTTGAATCAGTTGAATTTGAAAGTGGTGAAATTATACAATTTGAAAATAATACATACTTAGAATGGGAATAGATTTAGAAAATAGAGGTTTTGAAGTATTTAATAAAGTAATACTATCAAAAAAGAAAAGTACATTAACATTGCCTAGTGAATTTGATGATAGTTGTAATTGTGTAGCATTTAATGTTTATGGAAAAATAAACGGTGAAAGTTGGGAGCAAGATATTACAGGAGCATGGATAAAAGCATATTCAGGTGATACTATAATTTTCAGATTATACAAGGAAGGAATTTTAGTTGACAATCCAGCTCCTATTTCATTTGTTAATGATAGTTATTCTAAATACTGTCAAGTTAATTGGACTCAACAACTAGAAATTAACGGTATAGGATGCTATGAATTAAAAATTGATTATACAATTGCTGGAATAGTAGATACTATTTTATGGGGTGAATATTCGCTTCAAGAATACGATATTTTAAAGGTGAAAAATACAGTTAGATTGAAAAGTATATTTAATTCTAATCAATCAATTGAAAATATAGATTTTACTAATTCAAAGGTTATTGACACTATTCGTTTTGCTGGTTATTTTGGAGATAGACAACCTAATACATTTGTAGATAACATTATCTATTCAGATAGAAAAATGAACAAGGTAATGAGAGAAAATTTAAATAAATACTATTTAGAAACTAAAAACATACCTATTAACTATATTGAAACTTTAGTTGATTTACATTTATTGTCTGAGAATGAAGTTTATGTTTCAGATTATAACTTTAAAAACCCCGTTAAATACTATTTAGATTATCCATGTATTGTTTCTGAAAGTGCAGAAATTGAGTACATAGATACAACGGATAAACCATCATTGAAATGTGTATTCAATGATAAAATAAAAAATTCACGTTCTTACTATTAATTGTTAAATTTTTAACTAATTTTGTTATATGAGTAGATTACAAGACATAACGACATTTACAGATACAGAAATCAATGATTTAGATTATTTTTGGGTAAATGAAATCGAAACAAGTACGGCAACTTTATCAATTGCTTCACCATGCGTAGTTACTAAAAATTCACATGGTTTAGAGGTTGGTAATAAAATATCATTCACAACAACAGGAGCTTTACCTACTGGATTAGTTGCAAGTACTAATTATTTTATTATTTCTTCAGGTTTTGGAGCAAATAGTTTTAAATTATCGGCTACATTTGGCGGTACTGCAATAAATACAAGCGGAACTCAAAGCGGTGTACATACATATACTGCATATGTAAGTAAAAAGATTTCAGGTGAAAAAATTAAAACTTTAGTAGTTCCATCTACTCCAGCAAGTGAGGTTGCATTTGACAAATTAACTCCTACTACTGCTAGTGTTGCTTTTACACCAAATACACCAGCAACAACAAATATATTATATTATTCTACTGTTGACGGTTCAACTTGGATATATAACGGAACTATATATAAGAGTAAAGCAATACCTAACTCAACTGAGTTTAATATAGATGGTGTTTTTGTAGATGCTGGAAGTAATAAGACTTCTACAATATCTAGAAATGGAAATTTAAAAATTAGAGAAAATAATACTTTACTTTCAAAATTTACTGAAATCTTATCTTATGGTGTTAGTATAGTTTCTGATACTTTTGCTCAAATATCTCAAACTGCAGTAAGTACGACAGTTTATCCATTAACAAGGATGACTAGAAAAAGAGGTACTATTACAAGTCAAACAAATGCTTTAAGTGGTGATACTTTAGGTGTGATGGCTTGGAATGGTGGCTCGGCAAATGATTCAGTTCAAATATTTGCACAAGCAACGGAAAATAATGCTGGAACACTTGGAGCAAGTTTATATTTTCAAACTGTTCAAACTGGTTCAAGTGGTTTATCAACTGCATTTTGGATTGATGGAACTGCAAAATTAAATATATCTTTAGGTTCTGTTTATACTTATGCAACTGCAAATACTTTATCAGGTTTTGATGCTTCTAAAAATCTAGTATCATTATCAACTGCAACTTATCCATCATTAACAGAATTAAGTTATGTTAAAGGGTTAACTGGTCCAGTTGGTACTTTAGCAACTCAAAGTGGAACATTCTCAGGAACTTCAAGCGGAACAAATACGGGAGATCAAATTATATCAGATGCTACAATTACGACAACTGATATAACTACAAACAATTTCACAACTGCTAAACATGGATTCGTTCCAAAGGGTACAAATGTAGGAAACTATTTAAAAGACGATGGAACGTGGGGGGCAATTTCAGCTGGTGGTTTAACGTACTTCACCGAAGCACAAAGCACAACAGCACCAAATGCAACGGTTCCTGTAGATAGCTTGACAGCGGTTACAGGCACAACAAATGGTGATTTTGCTGTTAGACCAAAGGGGACAGGAGCAATTTTAGCTAGAGTTCCTGACAATACTGGAACTGGAGGTAATAAAAGAGGTCAATATGCTTTGGATTTATCAAGATATGCTGGTGCTTCGGGAGCATATATTGCGGCTGGAGATTATGATATTATTTTAGGAGGAACTAGGAATAGTAGTAGTACAGGTACTTTTTCATTTATTGGAAATGGAGATTATAATTCTTGTACAGGAACATATGGAACAATTTTAAACGGAAATAATAATTCTGTAACAGGAGCAAGAGGTATTGTTTTAAATGGTTGGTATAGTCAAGCAAATGGAGCAAATGCTTTAGCTGGAGCTGGATTATACAACTATGCTAATGGTGCTAATTCTGTAGCATTATGTAATGGTACAAATGCATCTGGAAATGGTGCTATGTCAATAGGTATAGCTACAACTGCATCAGGGACTAATTCATTTGCTGGTGGTAGTAATTCAACATCGGACTCTATTAATGGTTTTGCAATCGGTGATTCAGCTTCTACCAATGGGGTTAGGAATAAATTTGTAATTGGTGGCGGGGCTTATAGTGTAGGGTGTACTCAAGCGTCAATAGCTCAATTAGATGGTAGAACAACAGGTACAACACCAACTGTTTTACTAGCAAATACACAAAATGCTGGTGGTATTTTAGCATCAACTCAATTTACTTTACCAAATAATTCTTTAATGAGAGTTAAAGGAAGTATTCAAGGAAAACAATCAGGTTCAACAAATGTTGGGGTTTGGGATTTTGATGCGGTTTTAGTTCGAGGTACTACAGCATCAACAATGACAGTTACTATTTCAAATGTAAATGTAGTTACAAACACTTCAGCTTGGGGAACACCGACTATCACAGCGAATACTTCTTTAGGTTGTATGACAGTTACAGTAACTGGAATAGCAGCAACTAATATTCAATGGGCTTGTAGGATAGATTCAACTGAAACATTATACGCATAATTAATAAATATAAAACAATATGAAAATTAAAACATTAGTGCCTGTAACTTACAATAACGGAATAACTGGTCAAGAGACAGGTTTAGTAACAGGAAAATTACAAGGTTGTCAACAACAATTAAGATTTGGATTTGATTCAAGTTACATTTTTGAGTACACAAGTGAAAATAGTCAATCATTAGTTAACAATGTATATAATGTAACTGAAAATGAAATTAACACTTTATATGAAACTGTTAAAAATGAAGTTCCAAGTAATTTGAATTATACACAAGCAACTGAATATCTTTATTATTTAGGTTTTCGTGTACAAATGGCCCAACTATTTGGAATATTAGAAAGTGATATTGAAATAATTTTGTAAAAATGTTCGATTTCTTAACTCATATTAATTTACCGCCTTACTTACTATTTATAGTGATAGTTTTAGGTATATTAACGTACTATTTTCACAAAGATATATCTAAGTTAATCAACCGTAAAGAAGTTGTTGAGGAAGATATAAAGTCACTGAAAAGTCATGATTTATTCAGTACTTTAGAACGAGTAAAACAAGAAGCAATGTTTTTTAAATTTTATTCTTACGGAAAGTACGATGAAACAAAATCTAGAATGTCATCTGACTTTGTTAAATTTAAGTGTAATGTTTGTACAGATTCGTTTGTGGAATTGCTAGATAAAGATTTGCATAAATTATCATCTCAGGAGTTAAAAATTATTATACTTTCTGAGATGTGGAAAATGCATAATAATTATATTAAACAAATCAAAGCACATTGGCTAGATAGAGGAATTGAATTGAAAGATGTAGATTATGTAGTTGAATTATTTGAACGATTTAGAAACGATGTAGTAATCTCATTCCAACATAGGATAGAAGCAATATTTTCGTGTGAATACTATAATACAAACTTTAAAAAAATACTTGCTTCTTATGATTGTTTTGCTTTCGGAATAGACTTACTGCCAAAAGATTTGCAAACAACATTTGAAAATATAAACGGAAGATTCACTAATATAAATTATAATTGATATGAGAATTTTAGATAAGATTAAAGCAGAAAGCACAACAGACAACAGATTCAAAGGACAGTTTAAAACTATCTTAGTATCTATGTTGGGAGTTATAACCGCAAGTGGGGTGTTAGACACTAAGCCACTAGTTAAGACTATTGTAGATGTAACACTAGGTATTTTAACACGTGATGTAATTAACCATGCAACAACTTACAACAAGTGATCTCAGCAAGTGCTATATTATTAGCAATAGTAGTGATTTTAATAATAGAACAAAATGAAAACAAGTCAAACGGGAGCAGATTTAATTAAGGCATTCGAGGGGTGCAAATTAACTGCATACAAATGTAGTGCTGGAGTTAATACGATTGGCTTCGGAAATACCTATTACCCCAACGGTAACAAAGTAAAGTTAGGCGATAAGATAACGCAAGAAGAAGCAAATAAATTATTCTTAGACTTACTACCTAAATACGAAAAGACTGTCTTAGATGCGATTAAAGTACCGTTAACGCAGAATCAGTTTGATGCTTTAGTTTCATTTTGTTGGAATTGTGGGAGTTCTAAGACATTATTTAAAATGATTAATGAGAAACATAGCGAAATGAACATAGTTAATTGGTGGATTTCTCATTATACAAAAGGCGGTGGTAAAGAGTTACCAGGTTTAGTTAGAAGAAGAAAAGCAGAAGCAGTACTTTTTGTAAAGAAATAATTAGTATCTTCGTATTTCATAATTTTAGGTTTTGGTTAATTAAGGCGAGTGATTCAGTTCATTCGCTTTTTTTTTGTTAAAATAAATAATAAAAGGCATTGTTTATTAAAATAAGTTTCGTATATTTGTCGAAGTAATAACTAAAAACTAAAAATTATGGAAGCAACAATCGAGTACAGAGATGTACAATTAAGATGTGAGTTTGAAATTTACCCAATTTCAGAGGAAACAGAACACGAGCCAGAATCAGGCGGTCAAATGTATGACTTGTTTATTTACGTTAGGGATATAGAGGTTTCAGACCTACTTAACGAAGATCAAATCATTGACATTAAGGAGAGAATTAATTTACAAATAGAATCAGAATTATGAAAATCTACGCAAAATTATTAGAGGCAAAATTAGAAATGGGAAAAGTTTTAAAAACAAAAACTAACCCACATTTTAAAAACACTTATGCGGATATAAACGCATTAATTGAAACAGTTGAGCCAATACTATTATCTAAGGGTTTAATATTATTACAACCTATTGAAAATGGGAAAGTTTACACTAGAATAGTAGATGCTGAATCAGAACAATCAATTGAATCATTTATTGATTTACCAACAACTGGAACACCTCAGGCAATGGGTAGTGCAATTACTTACTATCGTAGATATACTTTACAAAGTTTATTATCTATGCAAGCGATGGACGACGATGGGCAGTTAGCAAGTCAACCACAACCTAAACAGTTACCAATTTGCTCAGACCTTTTATTTGACAAAGCGGTGGCTAGGTATGAAGGATTAGAGTTAGATGTATTTGACAAATTAATTAAAGCCTATACATTAACACCTAAGCAAGTTTTAGAAATTAACGAAATAACAAACAAATAGAAATTATGGAAAATTTACAAAGACAAAGCGTAATAGAAGTTACACCAACAACATTGCAAGATTACTTCGGAATACTAATTGAAGCGGTTAGGAATGGTGAGTTAAACCCGTTAGAGTTGTACGGTAAAGCGAAAGAGATTGAAGACCTTGCACAGAAAGTTAAAATAGAAGTGCAATCTTTAGCAATTGAGGAAGCAGAAAAACGTACAGAAAAGACATTTAACTTT